CGTAAACTGTGTTTTTTGTGCCTTGCGTAGTTACAGATATAATTCCAGTAAATGCTCCACCAGTTTTAGCAACTGCGTGTTGAGTTACATTAGAAGCGGCTATTCTAGCATCGTCAAAAGTACCAGAAGTAATTTTACTAGTAGGTAAAGCAGGTATATTGGCTTCGGGAACATTTGCCCAAGTAACATTGGCACTTAAATCGTTTACTTCTGCAACACTTGCACTTAAAGTAGCATCAGATAAAGCAGTATTCAATTGTGCAAGTGAAAATGAACCTAATACTGCTGAATTACCAACTGAAGTAATATGCCCTGTAAGATTAGCATTTGTAGTAACAGTAATTGTACTATTGTTAGTTAATAATTCTCTTTCAACAGTTCCTTGTTTGTAATAAAGCTTATCATCTGCAACCTTACTGTATATTTCAACAGTTCCAGTTGCTCCATTTGGAGGAGTAGTTAATGATTTTAATCTTATAGAAGCTCCACCTTGAGACTCAGCGTCATCAGCTAATACCATAAATTTTTGAGATGGATTGCTTGAGTTAAGTAATTGAATAGAAGACAATCCTTCAATAGTTCCTGAAAATCTTGCATCACCACCACTTTCAATATTAAGACTGCTAGGCATAGTAAAATCACCATTTATTTGAATACTTTCAACTGTAGTATTATTTACAGCTGTTAATGTTCCAGTTGATTTAATTCCACTACTACTTACTTGCAATGCAGAAGAAGTACCTTCGCCATCTTCAACTGTTCTTAATGTACTATCTACCCCACTATTAGAGTTTGATACTTGTAATAAATCCTTATAGCTATTTGCTATTGTTTGTCCAGTTAGGGTAGCCATTTAATCTCCAAAGCTTTCATAAGTTCTTGTTGTTGCTTCCCAATTAGTTCCTTGATTATCCCAATTGTTCCAATAATCATAAATATTCCTAACATAAGAGGATACAGGAGCAATAATTTTTGTTTGAATAAAAGTAGTCATTTATCTAATTCCAAAAGGATTAGCAACTTGAATCCTGTTTCTTTTCATTTTATTGCTTTGATAGTCTCCAACCTTTCTGTGGTATTCTCTCATAAAATATTCTTTCATTTCTAAATTGCCACTATTCTCTGCCATTTGAGCTTTTACATAATCAATAACTGCTAATGTTAACATTATTGGAAGATTTACGTGTGCATCTTCATCTACGGAAGCAGGCTCTGTAAGAGTTGGGTTATTGTTTCCAACTAATTGATTAGGGTCGTTAGTAACAAATGGATATATAAAAGCAGTACCTTCAAACATTAAGCCATTGGCAATAGTTTCATCAGGGTAAATTAATTCTCCAGTAGTTTCATTCTTTTGATAGAGATATATCATTCTACCTTGCACTTTAAAGAACCATTTCTTTTTTATTTCAAGAGTAGCAGTAGCCATTATTCAGGTTCCAAATCTTCTACAACATCGGTATCGTAAACCAATCTGCTAATTAATTTGTATTTTTTGTTTATCTGGTCTAAAACCGAAACTGATTTAAGATTAATCATATTTGCGGGAAAAGCATATTCTCTTGTACCATCTGTAATAACTGTTTTCCAAGTAGAAATATTTTCTTCATTATTAGAATTAATAAGGTGAATTGCATCTTTAATATAGGCAATGGTCACATTAGTATCTTTACTACCAACTCTTTCCATAATTTCCTGAACTGTCATTAATCTAAGCCTATTGTTTCTATTGCTATATCTGCTGAACCACCTCTTTTAACTATAAAATTTGTAGCGTTATCTGAAGTATCTGGTAATGGTATTATCCACCCTTCGCCTGGTCCTAAAGAAGCAATATGTTTTGTATCTATAAAGATTTTTATCTTATCAGAATTTACTACGCCTAAAGCTGATGCGCTTGAATAAACATAGCCTGTATGTTTAACCCATATAAATCTAGTATCTCCATCTCCAATATTTACTCCACCACTAGTAGCTGATAAATAATTAGTAGCTCCATTTGTTACGCCACCAAAATCTATTGCGCCATCATTAGTTACTTCACCACTACCACCTAATGTTTTTCTAATATCTTCGTGTAAGGTTTTTGTTTCTAAACTAGCACCTGCAACAGCATCTACCGTTACAGTAGGAGAAGCTGAGACTGACCAATTTACTTTATGTGTTGTTGCCATTATTGACCTCGTTGTTTTGCTTGAGCTTGAATTCTGCTTTCAATGACTCTGCTATTGTTTTGGACATACATATTCACTTCTTGAACTGCCCATTGATAATATTTTTGTGATTCAGCACTGTAAAGACTTGCTTGCTGAGTTAATAAACCATTCTTTTGAGCCTCTTGAGATACTTCAGAATTGTATTTTTGAATATCTGCGTTGTATTTAGCTAATCCACTTTGATACTCTTGAACTTTCTTAGATAGAGTATTAGCGTATGTTTGAACTTCTGTATTGACATTGGCTACATAGTTTTGAGACTCTGCTTGAAATTTTGATATTGTTGAATTATTGTTTTGAACAATTGCTTGCATATCGTTTATTGCATTTTGCAATTTAACTTCTTGCTCTCTGTCTTTATTACGGATTGCAACTTGAAGTTGTGCTTGTGCTTCAGCAATATTAGTTTGATTTGCTACTTGAAGTTCTTGCATTGATTCTTGAATGTTTGATTGATAAGAAACATTCTCTTTGTTGAATTCATTTAATTCACTTTGAATATCTGCTTGATATGCGCTCAACTTTGATTGATTTTCAGCATTAAAAATTTGAAGATTTTTTTGATAATTTCCTGAAAATTCTTGTAAGGATTTATTGACCTCTTGCTGATATGATTGTATCTCTGCTTGATATTCCTGAAGTTTTTTAGATTCATACGAATCGGATAATTGAGCATTTTGTAAGTCTTTTTGAAGAGTAGCTTGATAAACAACATTACTTTCATTAAAAGAATTCAAGTTATTTTGAATATCAGTAGCATACTTTTGCAATTCAGTTTGTCGTTTTGTTTTCCATAATTCTAAATCTTTTTGAAGATTAGATTGAAATTGCTGAACCTCAGTGTTTACCTCTGCTTGATAATCTTGAACTTCTGCTTGATATTTTTGCAAAGATTGAGAATCGTCAGTTTGAGACAACTGAGCATTTTGAATACTTAATTGCAGTTCTGCTTGATACTTTACATTTTCTTTATTGAACTCATTTAGTTCGTTTTGAATATCAGCACTATACTCTTGAAGGTTTACTGCATTTTGAGTTTGCCATTCTTGAACTTGCTGAACATTGTTTTGTATAAGGCTATTTACTTCTTGTGAATATGCTTGCACTTCAGAGCTATATTGGCTAATTAAAGAATTATCACCTTGAGAGCCTTGATTTGCATCTTGCAATGCAATTTGCAATTTGGCTTGGTATTCAATATTTTCTTTAGTAAAAGTTTGTTGAGATTCATTTAACCTTGCTTGATACTCGCTTATTTGAGCTGATATTGATTGAACTCTAGCGGCAGACATCTCAGGGTCTTCTTCAGTGTTTATCCAATTGTTTACATCGTTCCAATCAGCAGTTTGCATTACTGGAGGAGTATAAGTTGGAGCAGTAGCTAATTTGCTTGTATCCACTTCTGAACCACCACTTGTAGAGCTATTAGCTTGAATTTGTGGAGCAAGCGGTTTACTTGGTAGTGACCAAGACAAAGTTGGAAAATTTGTAATTCCTGTTGCATCATTCAATGTTGGCTTAGTGTATGTAGGCGCATCACCTATAAAGGCTGTATTTGCCGATATATTAGGTGCAGAAGGCGATGTTATTGACATATTGAGTGATGATATGCTTGGAGCATCAGTTAGGGTGATTACGGGCTGATTATAAACTGGTGCTATGCCAGTTAAGCTAGCATTTGCTGAAACAATAACTGGAGGAGATGGTATTGCAGTTGTAATGCTTAAATCATTTATTGTAGACAATGTTGATAAACTCAATACTGGTTTATTATAAGATGGAGGAGTATTTGAACCATATACATTACCTGCTGAAACAGTAGCGACAAAAAAAGTTGGTGCATTTGCATCTCCACCCACAACATCATTAAAAGTGACCGATGTAAGCGACAATGAACTTGCATTGTTTGAAGCAGATATGGTTAAATCACTTCCAAAAGAAGGAGCAACCAAACTACTAGGAGCAGTTATTGACGACCAAGTTGATATCTTAGTTTTAGATAATCTTTGGAATTCTTGTGAACTAGCGTAAAACGAAACTGCACTACGTAAATCAGAGTCATCATCAAGCTGAGCATGGTCTACATACGTTACATTCCCGCTTGCACTACCTGTAGGGTCAGGCTTAATAAATATTAAACCCCCTTTATTGTAATGTTTTGGATTCTTTTCTGTAGCCTTATGAAGACTATTAGAATCATCAATTAACTTGCTCATTGAAAAAGAAACTTCAGATGAAGGATATCCATTTCTATCTACTGTCAAAACAGAATCTCCAGTTGGAACGTCTAAACCGTTACCATTGGCTACTGCTACTACTTTAGATGAAAACCAAAGTAAATCCTTCGGTACGCTTGATGCTACAAATCTTTGAGCGTCTTCTACGCTATTTGCAGTAGGAGTATTTCCTGTAGTTGCTAAAACTTGTGCTTGTATGTCTGTAATTGCCATAATACCTCGTTAGCTCATTGGGGGTGCGACTTGGGATAACTTTCAGGAAAGCATAGTGAAAGGAAAACACCCCCAATAAACATTTTATCTAGCCTATTTCCACACTGCGTGTGCTTCAGGCATTAGACACTCAAGACCAGCCTCAGTTTGAATGAGGTCAATCCTACGGTCAACACCTGTATTTTCAAGGCTCTGAACACCAACGTGAATTGCTGTATCACGATTCACGCCATTACCGACCAATGGTCTGTAAGCAACGTGCTTCATATTAACACCAACCATCTTAGCTCCACCTGCTCCACTGTCAAGATGTATGTTACGAGTAACATTCATATCGCCATAAGGAGTAGAGATTGTGGTAATGTTGAGTCCGAAGACTTTCTTTTTACCAGTAATCGCCATATCTGCCCTACCGTAGCTAGCACCACTACTGTCAGGAGATGTAGCTCCAGGTTTTACCATACCAACATTGTTAGCAAAGTATCCACTTAACTTATGCAACCAGTTATAAACATCAGTGCTTGCAAAGAAAACAGTAGCTGCACCATTGTTATATCTTGGGTCTAAATAACTACTCATATCATCAAGAAATGAATCTTGTGATTTTGTTGCAGTATCAAGAGCAAAGATGTTACCCGATTGTAAGATATAGTCAATAATACCTTGAGTGTAACGAGTTGTACCATCAACCAACTTTCTGTTAAATAAGAAAGCTTGTTCCATATCGTACTTATGCTCGATTAACTTTTGTTTCCAGATTCTTGCCCATTCGTCAGGTACTAACTTGAGCTGAGTTGCTCTAGCAGTATTTGTCATCTGACAAGTTGTTTTGAAAATCTGAGTTAAGCCAAACACATCTTTATATGGTTGGTCTTTCCAAGTATCTGGAAAGGTACTACCTTCAGCGTGTGCATTACCAACAACGTAGCATTTATCAGCTTCTGTAAAAGCAGTTGTTACCAACCCATCAAAAGTTGTACCACCGTGATGATACTCAGCTCCTGCAAGCATATAGTAACTTGAAGCAACCGCTACTGCAGGTCTAACAACTTTTACTTTAGCGTAAATTGCGTTAGCATCTGCACCAGTGTTTACTGTACCAATTGCAGTAATCTGAGCAATGAGATAATCGTGAGAATCAACTCCAACCATACCTGCATTTCCTGGCTCCATATTGTCTTGACCAGAACCTAATGAAGCAGTAAGAACTACACGAATAGGTATTTTGACCATCTGACCTACTAAGAAAAAGCTAGGTTGTGTTCCTGCTGCGCCAACAGCAATACCAGTTTGACCTAAAACAGATTGAACATTACCTTCCGATAAGTAATCTGCTTCAAACTTGACATTGATTTCACTTCCTGCAGCTAAATCGCCACTCGCAAGTGAGTAGTCTACGTATTGGTTGTCATTGTCACCACTACCGATAACACCACCGTTTAGGTCAAGACCTACTGCGTAAGCGTATCGTTTGTGAAAACTATGACGTTGTTCTAATGACTTAAATTCTGGGTCATCAGTTGGTTTTTTAGATGCCATTGATAGGAATCTAAAAAATGGTGTTTGATCTATTGCTAGTTCAGATACACGGTCACCGAACGCATATCTTCTCCTTAAGTCGCCTATACCTGCACCGCCAGTATCAGGGGATGCACCTTTAGTCGAAGGAGACGCCTGACTTGTACTAAGAAAAAGTGGATTATCAGCCATTTTTTCCCTCCTTGTTTTGGTTTTTAATTGTTATGCCAAAACATCGTCCAAGACCAAATTAACCAAATAAGTTATCTACCTGATTGTCTAATCCTAATATCGCTTCAAATACCGAATCATTAGCATCAACTGATTTTGCTTGAGAATTCTGATTACTTGCAGTTGTAGGAATACTACGCACTGCTTTCATCTGCTTAAGCATATCATCTTTGGTACTATTAGCGACATTAGACATATACAAATCTTTGTTTTTTAATAGATAAATATCCTCAAACCCAATTTGGTGTTTATTTGCCCAATTCATCATTTCTTCAAAATCGCCATCAGCCATTCCAGATTTTTTCTTAAATGCTTCTGCTTGCTTATCACGTTCAACTTTTTGCATCGCTTGTTGCGTGGTTTGCTTTTCAGCATTTAATCTATTTTCAACTCTGGAACTAACTGCTCGGTCAATCATCGTAGAAAAGACTTTTGAACTGTCACTTGTTGGGTTAGAGACTGCTTCATCAATGTCAAAAACAAAGTCTTCAGGAAGGTCTAACTCTTCTTTTAGTTCTTTTGGTTTTTGTCCGTTTTGAACATAATCCCTTATTGTATTTACTAATCCTTCATCATTTTGAAGGGCTTCGATGTACGGTTTAAAGCGACCAAATTCGTCTAGCTCTTGTTTTAATTTTTGAGCCTCACGTGATGAATCAGAATAACGCTTCTGCCAATCAGTACCATCCTCTTTTGGAGCCTCTTCTATTTCAGTAAAAAGAGGGTTATCCTGTTCAGGTTGGACTTCTTGTTGTTGATTTTCTTCAGGTTCTATGTCGCTCCTAATCGCACCGTTAACTTCACGATCTAGGTCGTCAAAGAAACCTTCAGCAGAGCCGAGTACAGCATCTTGCACTGCATCTTGGGTTACTGCTTGTTGTTCTTCACTCATTTAATTAACCTCCATAGGTTGTTCTTGTGAATTCTTTTTTAGGAGAGACCGTTGTAAATCTGATTCTGCTTTAACTCTGTCTGAAGAACGACCTTCCGACATCTTTCTGTCATTAACGGCTTTTTTAACTTCAACTTCTCCTTGCATAACTTTTTGCTGAATACCTGCTTGGACCAACTGCCTTGATAATGTTTCAATTGTTCCATCTCTGTCCTTTACCTCTTCTTGCATCTTTTTCATTTGACTTTGCAACTGAGAATAAAGACTCTTTCTTTTAACTATCTTATCTTTGTTGCGAATATCAGTTTCAGCAAGTACCGCTATATCATCTACGATACCTAATTTCATTAATTCTTTCATTTCTGCTAAATATGCCCATCTATTAACAGGTAAAGTAGAACCTGCAACAATACGTACATCAAATTTTGCAGTTTCATAATCATTCCATTTTCCAATAGCTTTACCATAATCATTATAAATTGGAACATTGATTTCTACTTCTTTTATATTTTCAATATTATTAGGTTGAACAATTCTCATTACTTTATGAGCTTTGTACACTCCTTGACTAAAATCTTTTACCACTTGTCCTAATTGCTTAAGAGATGGTTCAATACTACTCTTCAACCATTGCTTTACCCTTCGTGTGCCATATTCATCTAATGCTAACATTCCACGATATGTATCTGATTGATTTGCACTATCGCCCATTGAAGTACCATAAATACCTGCAAGGTATTCCATATCTACTTTACCTTGCTGAACTATTTGATAAAATGCAGATGATAATTGAGCAGGCATAACTTCTTTTGGCGCTTCAAAACCTTGATTAACAGGTAGCAGTGCGCCAGGTGCGGTTGCAAACTTCTCCCAATAAGCAGTATCAATAGAACCTTCTTGGTACATCCAACGTAGTGAACTACCTAATGAGGCGTTGTGTATCATAAGCTGATGGGCTTTGTTGATTTCTTGTTGTTTACCAACCAAAGGTGCAACTGCGCTCATTGCGAAAGGGGTTCCTGTCCATTTGTACATAAAAGGGACTAACGGATAATGCTCCGAAGGAAGTATATCTTCTGATAGAGTTACATCTCCTGAGACTTTTAATAATTTTATTTGAGTTTTATAAAAGAAAACGTGGTCTACTATCATATTTGAAAACTCTGGGTCTTTCTTGATTGCATTGTATTCTTCTGCAGTCACTATTTTGTTTTCTATAACAGACATTTCTTTTTGAGCTTC